GGAAGGTGTTCGATACAAAGAACCATCTCTGAAGATTATGGGTATTGAGGCAGTCAAGTCATCTACTCCAGCACCTTGTCGTGAGAAGATTAAACAAGCACTGAAGGTTATCATGTCTGGAACTGAGAAAGACGTGAATACCTTTATCCAAGAATTTCGTGAAGAGTTTCTTAAAATGTCCCCAGAGGAAATTGCATTCCCTCGTTCTGTAAATGGATTGATTGATTGGAGAGATAGTAACTCTATCTTCAAGAAGGGGACACCAATGCATTGTAAAGGTGCTTTGTTGTATAATCACTATGTGAAGGAAAAGAAACTAATTAATAAGTATCCACTCATCCAGAATGGTGACAAGATTAAGTTTGTCTATATGCGAACACCTAATCGTATGCAGTCTAATGTGATTACCTATATTACAAAATTACCAAAAGAACTTGACATTCACAACTATTTAGACTATGATAAACAATTCGAGAAGTCATTTGTAGAACCATTGACTTTTATTATGAACCAAATCGGTTGGCAGATTGACAGGTCATATGGAACACAAACGACACTTGAGGATTTCTTTGGATGATATTAAATAAACAAGATTCAGTATTTGCGGCAACAAAACTCATTAACTACTTCAAAGATTTTGGACGTATTGATGATTACTTTCGTGCTCGTAAAATTGAACGTGTAAGAAATATTCCTCGTGCATTGCCTGGACTTGGACTTGAAGATGATATGTTTCAGAACTATGACATGCATCCTCAAGACATGGAGTTCAAGGTAGTTCAAGTTCAAGGTAAAACATTCGACACTATGCTTGAGATGACTGCATCGTTTTCACCAGATGAGAACCCAGGCAAGACTCTCAAGTTACTTGTTATGGAAACAACCACTGATACAGCAGTTGGATTTATTCGTTTTGGTTCTCCACTAATTAACTCCAAACCTCGTAATGATTACTTGGGTGGTGTTCCAGATTTGGATATCTTCAACAAACGTGCAATCATGGGATTCAACATCGTTCCAGTGCAACCATTTGGTTACAACTATCTTGGTGGTAAACTGATGGCAGCAATCTGTTGTTCTCATGCAAGTCGTAGAATGTTGAATGAAAAATATGATACAGAGTTTTGTTTGTTTGAGACCACATCCCTTTACGGTAACATCAAAGGTGCATCCATGTATGATGGTATGCGTCCATATCTAAGATACAAGGGTGACACACAATCTAAGTTCCTTTTGACCCTTGGTGAAGATATCTATTTTGAAATGCGTGATTGGTTTACAGAAAAGAATGGTGGTGAAGATTTGATTCACAAGGCTGCATCCTCAAGAAAACTGAAGACCCAAACAAAGATGGTTGGTATTATCAAGGCATCTCTAAAAGAACATGACACAAAAGCATACGATATCTTTTGTAAAGAGATTGCTCGTGCTGGTGACGTGACTACCCAGAAACGTTTCTATATGAGTGAATATGGATATTCAAATGCAAAAGATGTTCTATTAGGTAAGACAGACAAACTAGTCAAAGCAGAAAACTTTGACAGATTTGAATTGGATAACGTAATTGCATGGTGGAAGAAACTTGCAACTAAACGTTATGACAAGATGATTGCAGAAGGAAAGGTTCGTAAAGAACTAGAAGTCTGGAATCAAGACACTATGGATAAGATTGATATTATCCGATAGTGTTCGTAACTAAGTCCAACTTAGTTACATATATAAAAGGTAATTAGAATTACAACATAACCATTTGGTAGTTAAATTCTAATCTAACTATAGGAGAAACATTATGATTGATGTTAAAAATGTAAAGGTTACACGAGCCTTAATCGTGGAAAACGGTCATATTGAAGACCGTGTTATCAGATTAGACGAAATCTACGTTCCAAAACACGATAAGAATAACGGCAATAATCCAACTCGTTATGAACTTGATGGAAAAAATATTGACGACTTGCAAGTTGCATTGCATTATCCAGATTGGTCTAAACCCCTCATGATTGTTAAAGAAATTAAAAACGGCAAACAAATCAATGGTAAAACCTATTACTATGAACTTGTTGCTGGATTTCATAGATTTGAAGCATTGTCTAGAAATCATGTAGAAGAGTGGAGATTTGATGTTTATGATTTTACTGGAAACCCAGAAGCAGAATCAGATATTCAAGCATTAGAAAATGACCACGCTCCTCATAAAAACATGGATAAGTTCGGTTTAGCGAATTGGTTGAAGTATCAAGTCGAACAGGGATTTATCGAAAGAACCGAAAATGCAATGAATAAAAAAGTAGAGATATTTAAGTTCGTTGCTCCTCAGACTAAAACTGCTGCTGTAAATATGGCAGTAAATGAAACTGGTGCTTATAAGGATATTACTGTTCGTAGTATTACTGAAATTAAACAGTTTCTAGATAATGATGATAATTATCGTGAAGACAATAGACCAAAATATACCCATAGTGGAAATCTAGACCCTCATCGACTAGAACATGGATGGACAGTTAAAGAGGGATATGAGGATGAGTATCTTTTTAATGCTATGAAAAAGTTCAAAGAAACTGGAAGAAATTCATATTTTCTAGGACATGTTAAAGTTCCAAAGTCTGGAAGTGTAAATGATTCTAGAAAGGGAATGTTAGAAAAGTTTGAGTATCTAGAAAGTGTGATACAAGAATCCGTAGACTATAAAGAAAAACACGGCAACTGGCCTTGGAGAACAGAGTCTTTTTTCAAACAAGATAATCACCCGAATAGAAGAGAAACTTTCTGGATTGATGAGGTTCAATAATGAACCTATTTGATATAGGAAAAGAAACTAAGCATCAGAACACAACTCGTGTTCTGGTGTATCCAAACGTCACATTCCAAAAAGACTTGGAGAAGGATAGTTATATCCAAGTCATTAAGAATCAGATTCGTCTGTTAAATGAGATGCGTGATGACTTGTGGTTCTATCTTATTCTGACAGAACCTACCCCATCGTTGCAGTTTGATAACGTCACACAGATGTATATTGACCTACCAACTTATCCCCCAACAATGCGTTCTCATTTTGACGTATCTAAACTACAAAAGATGTTGGGTGAGAAACTAGACTTTGATTTGGTGATGACACATCTACCAGAACACACACATGCATTGAAGAATACTCTATATAATGTAACACACCACGTTCCCCCATTCTTTGGGTATTGTCATTGGTTTGACGTGAAGGACGTTGTTGCATGGCCTAAGGATAGTTTCCTACAAAACATTACAGGACTATTAGAATACGACAAGTGTTATTTGAATACACAACACCAAAAGGACTTGGTTATCAATCAGGCAAAGGAAACATTCAATGATAAGACTGTTTCTAAACTAAATGATATCTTGACAGTTCAACACTTGGGAGTGAACTCAGAGGACATTGTAAACGAAATAAACGAAACACCAGAAAAGATTATTGTCTTTAACCACAGACCAGATACTTACAAACACTTCAAAGAATTTATTGCAGTGATGGATAAGTTGTGGGATATTAGACAAGACTTTAAAGTATGGATTCCATTGTTAGAGAAACCTAATCGTGATTATGTTGTTACAACAAAAGGTGATAAGCAATGGTATTACAAACAACTTCAAAAGTGTTACGTTGGATTTTCACCTAAACAGACATACGGTGGTTGGAGTGTTGCAACTACAGATGGTATGATGAATGGTGTTCCTTATGTGATGTATGATGATACATATTATCACGAACTAAATCCGAAAGGTGATTTCTTTGAGAATGATGATATTGCATTGACTCTTTTAAATAACTATTTGGATGACCCACAATATCGTAATGAACAAGCAGAACAGGCTGTGGATTGTATTCGTGAATCTCTTATCTATAAAGACAATATTAGATTGATGAATGAATATATGAATGATTTGTTATCGAAACAGAAGGTGATGGGTGACAGTGATAAACTGAAAGAGATTATTGAATACATTAAATCTAGGGGTGATGTTACAAAAACAGAACTCATGAATTGGTTGAATTGGGGTAGGGGTATTAAGTGGACACCTTATCGAAGAGCCCTAATCAATCATCCCAACATTTACGATGTAAATGGGGCAGAACCAAAATACTGTTGGGTTGAGAAAACTTCTTGACAAATCAGTATATTCTTGGTATAGTAGACAATCAATAGACCTAAATTAAAGGAACACACAATGACTGATGAAGAACTCTTGCTAGACTACACTCGTTTTGTAGATGAAGTTACGTCTGATGAATCAAAGGATGCACAAGCATTTAATGACTCACTAGATATTATTGATGAAATGACCGATGGTGTGGTTTCACCAGAACGTTTGATTACTGCTGCATTGGGTATCAGTGCTGAAGGTGGTGAGTTCACTGAGATTGTGAAGAAGTGTCTCTTCCAAGGGAAACCTATGGATGAACATAATATCTATCACATGAAACGTGAACTTGGAGATGTCATGTGGTATATTGCACAAGCATGTATTGCACTGGATACTTCTATTGAAGAGGTTCTTTATATGAACATCGCAAAACTAGAAGATAGGTATCCAAACGGTTTTGAGGCATTTCGTTCTGAAAACAGGAAAGAAGGAGATATATAATTTATGGACTTTCTAAAAGATATTGCCAAGACAGCAGGCAACGAATATGCTGCACTTGTATCAGATGGTGTTGAGGCAGGGGATGTAGATTCCTTCATTGATACAGGTAGTTACATCTTCAACGCACTACTCTCAGGCAGTATCTATGGTGGACTTCCTGCTAATAAGATTACTGCTGTTGCTGGTGAATCTGCAACAGGTAAAACATTCTTTGTGATGGGTATGGTTAAGTCATTCCTTGATGCAAACCCAGATGCTGGTGTCTTGTATTTTGAGTCTGAATCTGCAATCACAAAACAGATGGTAATCGACAGAGGTATTGACCCCTCTCGTATGGTTATTCTTCCAGTGACTACGGTGCAAGAGTTTAGAACTCAGGCAATCAAAGTTCTGGACGCATACCTTACACAGAATGAGGCAGACAGGAAACCTATGATGTTGTGTCTTGACTCACTTGGTATGTTATCTACAACGAAAGAAGTAGAAGACACTGCTGATGGTAAAGAGACTCGTGACATGACTCGTGCTCAAGTTCTCAAGGCTGCATTTCGTGTATTGACTTTGAAACTTGGTAAAGCAAAAGTTCCAATGGTAGTTACAAACCACACATATGATGTTGTTGGTTCTATGTTCCCAACCAAAGAAATGGGTGGTGGTTCTGGACTAAAGTATGCGGCATCATCTATCGTATATCTTTCTAAGAAGAAGGAGAAGGATGGGACTGAGGTTGTTGGTAACATTGTTCACTGTAAGAATGCGAAGTCTCGTTTGACAATCGAAAACAAGATGGTTGATGTTCGTCTGATGTATGAACGTGGACTTGACCGTTACTATGGATTGCTTGAACTTGCATTGAAATACGGTATCTTCAAATCTGTATCTACTCGTATTGAGTTGCCTGATGGAAGTAAAACCTTTGGTAAGACAATCAACAATCAACCAGAGAAGTTCTATACTCCAGAGATTATGAAACTGCTTGACGATGCTGCATCACAAGAGTTTAAGTATGGCAATAAAAAGATACAGGAAATCTTAGAAGAGGAAATTGAAGAAGTTGATGAGTGATTTCATTCGTGTATATGAAGATGTAATCAGTCCAGATTTCTGTAAACAACTTATTGCAGTTTTTGAAGAGTCTCCTCAATACCATGAAGAGATTTCTTTGGAAGGGCATCGTTCCTTTCAACAGATTACATTTCAACAACATAAAGAACTGAAACCTTTTGGGGATTCTCTCCAAGAGGTTTTCAACATGTATATCAGTCGTTACATGGAAGACTGTAATGTTACAGATAAGATGTTCCCACAACAATTCGCATTTGAAATGTTTCGTATGAAGAGATATCTTCCTAACGACAAAGATGAATTCAATGACCATGTTGATGTGGGTAACTATGACAGTGCCAGACGTTTCCTTGTTTTCTTTCTTTATTTGGATGAAAATGATGGGGGTAATACAGATTTTCCACACTTGGGTGTTTCAGTTCCCCCCAAAGCTGGACGTATGTTAATGTTTCCCCCGATGTGGACACATCTACATGCTGGACGTAAACCGATTGATAAACCGAAATATATCATAGGGAGTTATTTGCACTATGTCTGATATTAAAGACATGTATACATTTGTAGAGAATAAAGACAAGACTTGGACAGGTATTGGACTGACTGAAAAAGCTGGTAAGTATCAAGGAGTCGTCTACAAATACGGTAAGGTTAGTGTTGACGAAAATAAAAATAATGAAGATGCCACTTTACAATTTGAGTGGGATATGTTAGACTCTAACGGACTACCAAAAGAAATGATTGGAGAAGATTTCTTTCAGTTAATTGGAGATATTCTACAGGATATAATTTTAGAACAATTAGATAAGGATGAATTGCAATATGTCAACACAGACAATCGAAAGAACGACACTCAGTAATCTGATTTATTCAGAGGACTACACTCGCAAGGTGTTGCCCTTTATCAAACCAGAATATTATTCAGACCCACATGAACGTGTTGTCTTTGAGGAGATTAACAAGTTTGTTGAAAAATACAATGCTCAACCAACAAAAGAATCTCTTTCGATTGAACTGGATGGACGTAAAGATTTATCTGATGAAGGTTTCAAAAAGGTTCTAGAGATTATCCAAACACTTCAAAAGAATGAAGTGGATATGAACTGGTTGATTGATACAACCGAAAAGTTCTGCAAGGACAAAGCAGTTTACAATGCAATCCTTAATGGTATTCAAATCATTGAGGGTAAAGACAAACAACATACTCCAGAAGCAATTCCATCTATTCTTACTGAGGCTCTTGCAGTTGCCTTTGATTCTCATGTCGGACACGACTATGTAGAAAATGGTGAAGAACGATTTGAGTTCTATCACAAGAAAGAAGAGAAACTTGAATTTGACTTGGAATACTTCAATAAGATTACCAAAGGTGGACTTCCACAGAAAACTCTGAATATTGCACTTGCCGGAACTGGTGTTGGTAAATCGTTGTTTATGTGTCACATGGCAGCATCAACTTTGATGCAAGGTAAGAATGTTCTCTACATCACTATGGAGATGGCAGAGGAACGTATTGCAGAACGTATTGATGCTAACTTGATGAATATTAGTATGGATGACTTACACAATCTTCCTAAGAAGATGTTCACTGATAGACTATCTAAGATTCAATCTAAGACAAATGGTAAACTGATTATCAAAGAATATCCAACTGCATCTGCTCATAGTGGACACTTTCGTGCATTGATTAAAGAACTTGCACTGAAGAAGACATTTCGTCCAGACATTATCTTTATTGATTATCTGAACATCTGTTCTAGTTCTCGTTTCAAAGGTAACGCAAACGTTGGTTCTTATTTCTATATCAAGGCAATCGCAGAAGAATTGAGAGGTCTTGCTGTGGAAATGAATCTACCAATCATGTCTGCAACACAAACAACTCGTGGTGGTTATGCAAACTCTGACGTAGGACTAGAGGACACTTCAGAATCGTTTGGACTTCCAGCCACTGCTGACCTAATGTTTGCCCTCATCTCAACAGAAGAACTTGAGGGATTGAACCAGATTATGGTGAAGCAATTGAAGAACCGTTATAATGACCCAGGCATGAATAAGAGGTTTGTGGTTGGTATTGATAGGGCAAAGATGAAGTTATATGACTGTGAACAAGAGGCACAGGATGATATAGTTGACAGTGGACAAGATGACACACCTGTCTTTGATAGAGGACAGAATCAAAAATACGACAAGTTCAACGATATCAAGTTCTAACTCCTTTTCCTTATAAATAGATGTGTAATATTATTTGTTTGAATGGAAAAGGTGCAAATGCAAAGTTTTAAACATTCCTTATTGTCTGAAGGAGCCATGGGTTATGCCGATGTCTTCAAAAGAAACAATAAAGTATCATTTATTGACAAAGCAGTCAAAGGAGAACTTGTCGATACAAAGGGCAAGAAACTGCCTCCTGTTGACCCCAACTCTGAGCTTATTGGTTATCTAAATCGTAATGATGCAGATAACACAAAAGAGTTCCAAACTATCCTAACAAGAACTTACGGACAATCTCTTACACAACTGTCAATTGACAAGATTGAAAATGGTTTTTCCACACAAGGTGCTGGTGTAGCATCTGGTGCTGATTGGGAAAACATTATTACTTCACACTACAATCGTCTCTCTGGAAATGAGGGGTATGACTCTGATGCAGATGTGGAATCAGAGAAGTTCGATGATTGGCATAATGAAACTGGTGAGAAACTCGCACAGTCATTTATCAATCAAATTGGTAAATCGCCAATGCAACAGTTCGGTAAAGGTAAGTCTAAAGCAAATCTGTCAAACTTTTGGATATCCAATGGTGGAACTGATGGAACACCTAAGACGGATATGTTCAATTCACAATATAATATTTCTCTTAAAAAGGCTGGTGGTTCTCAATTAGCATCTGGTGCAAAGGGTGAAACCGTTGCAACATATAATGCTGCTCTTGAATATTTGGGTTCTGCTGGTGTTACTCCAGAGATGGAAAAGATTCTCAAGATGATTGAGGAAGGGTTTCAGAAGGTTGCAACTAAACATACTGTTGGTGCTCTTGACAAACTGTCAAAGAAGAATAAGGGTGACCTTTCTCCAGCAGATGCAAAAGCAGTTGCACAGTTTACAGAAACACAACAGTTTCACACAGAATTAAATAAAGAATTAAAGAAGCATATGAACTTTGAGAAACAACCAGATTTTCTCAAATGGTATACCTATGAAGCAATGTCTGGTTACAAGAAGTTCTCACTTAAACAGGCTGCGGCATCTGTTTGTATGGAATTCAATGCAGACAAAGGAACAGTCTCAAAGTTTATTGAAGTGACTGCCGATGGTAAAGCTTCTGGACTTACTGATAATCCAAGTGTTGGTGCAAAAGTAGTTAGTATTTCTAAAAAGGTAAAGGTATATGCTGCATATAAGTCTGGTGGTGGTAACCCATATTCTACACTAAGACTTGGACTTGCAGAAGACAAACAATCATTTGATAAAACTCCTACTCTTGCTGGTATTATTAGAGAAGAAGTGATGAATGATAAGATTTGTGGTATGTTGGTAGAAGACAGATATCAACTGGACGAATTTACAATTATCAAAAAAGCATTTGGTAAATTGAAAAAGATGGGTAAAGATATTAAAATATGGTTTAATAGTTTGTTGACAAGAATTCTAGAAAAGGTTAAAATAGTATTTGATAAAATTAAGAACATGGGTTCTAAAATGTATGAAGCACTATTTGGTTTTCTTAATATTAAGGTTGATAAAGTTAAAGCATCTCTTCCTAATGAACTTGAAGGGTTTGTATAATGTTAAAGTTTGCTGATTATCTAACAGAAGACAAGGCTGGTAAGAACCTTCACCTAGAACATATCGAAGATGAGATTCTCAACTTTGGTGTGAATGGTGGACGTGCTGCAATTAACTTTG